GATAGTTATATGTGCGGCCTGGGCTGCGACAGATTGTCACACGGGGCTCCCAATCATATCTACCACCACGCCACATCCGGTTCTGTTCGGCAATAGGTGTGCTGCGGATTCTGGGATGAGTCACCGTGTTATTTTGCACCCAGGCATAGACTTGTGGATTCGCATCTAGGAATGGGACGAGCGTGGTGTAATCAACTTGATTATCTCCATTATGTGAAATGATCAGACGGAGCTCGGGCCATGGACCACGCTCCAGTATTGTGCGTAGTAGACCAACCTCTGGATATACGAACAGGCTTTTTGGCTTTACCGACCATTCATCCTCTATAAAGAGTTGCTGGGTAGGAGGAACTACTGCATCAATCCAGGGACCAAGCTCTACATTCTTAGCCCTATTGAGCACAGTATAGCCGCATAGGGATTGCAGAAACTCGCCAGTCACGGGGAGAAGCTCTGTAGGGATATCAAGGCCGCTCAGATTGTAGGCATTAGACATCGAATACACATGATCTGCCTCTGAGATCCGACCCAACTCGTTAAACGTTGGCTCGGGAATCCAGCGCTCGGAGGCATTTCCGAGCCAGGCCGCCGCCCAGGAAAAGGTGGAGTTGGTGACAAGAATCCGCTTGGCCGAACGAAGTGTGGCGAAATCCTCTAGTTCCGTGCCGTGCTGGAAGATCGGCCGAAACTCTTCAAAGAACTTCAGATAGTTGCGCTCGGCGTCCGTTTTCGGGGCCTGACAGACAATAATAAGGCGAGGGAGCTTCACAGCCCTCAGAATCGCAAGTTGGGGTGCAGGATCCGCTACCAGCTCAGCAGCGCGATAGTCGCCCAGCCGTATGTGTATCACCATATCTGTATCATGGAGCTCTATAGGGGCTACGGTCTCTAATAAATCCTTTATCGTTGCACCGCTCTGCGAAATAGGAAAGTGGAGCCTGGGATCGTTGAACAACTCAAGAATCCTCTGGCGTTTCTCCACGAGAGGTTCCGACTTCTGGAAATAACCCTCATGCATAAGATTATCCGTTTCGCGAAAAGAGAATGGATCATCTCCCTGTAAGATAAACTCTGACATGGCATCCCAGTTCGCATCGGTAAATACGCGCATTGGAATACTGGGTAAATATCCATCTGAAATCTTCTTAATCCTGTCGAACCCGTAGGCGTCCATTAATATCGCTGCCACGGCCAACTGTATCGCCGTATTTCCCGTTTGCCAATGGGAACAAAGATAAAGTGTTCGCATCCTCTTTTTGACGAACAAAGCCGCCGCCGTAGCCTAAACGCATGGGTATCCTCCAGATAGAATGACGGAGAAGACAAAGGCTGATCGTCTGAAGGAGACAGTGCGACTTCTGAAGGAACTGCAGCGCGTGGGAATCCGAACAAATGATCCGGGCTACAAGGAGATTCAGCGGCTCATGACGGTCTGGGTCAATGACGGAGTGGCCCTGGCCACAGTTGTCGAACTCGTTAAATACGGGCGCCAGGCGGATCTGGCGCTTCCTTCCAAAGCTAGTTCAGCCGCCTCGATCAATCTCAGGGTCGTCAACGCCGAGGATGGTTCTAAAGATAGCAGTCCATAGTAACTAGAATGGCGTCTACTCGCGTAGGTCTCACGGCCGAGGGTGCTCTTTATGAGTCCGTCGCTCGTGGGAATAAGGATACGTTCTTTTTTCAGGACGATCCCGACAAGACCATCAATCCTTTTGAGAACCGGTATGATCCCACGCCGCCCATGATTCATGAACTGCGTCGGATTCCTCCTCTGAATGGCGCCGAGTTCGGGCGCAGCTGTGAGTTCGAGTTTGAGATTGCCGGCGATATTTTCGTGAAGCCGACGGTACTCATTGATCTTCCGAGTTGGCTACCGCCGGTAGAGGCTGCACTCAATCCTACCACGACCATTACTGATCTCTCAGGCTTCACGTATGGCTACACGAATGGTATCGGATATTTTCTCTTCAATAAGATCCAGATCTTCCAGGATAAACTCCTGCTGATGGAGTTCAGCGGAGATGCCCTCTTTGCTTCAAGGGCGTCAAGAGGGAGCCTCAGCTCTGCCTATTTGGAAAATCAGCTCGCGGGCTGGCACGATGGTTCCGCCCAAAGCGTGGGCGGCGCAGCAACTCCCCCCCGTATTCGCCTAGAACTCCCCTTTCTGGGCGGGGTTCACGGATTCCCAAGCATCGGGATGCGCCGACAACCGTTTAAGCTGCGCCTGGAACTCCGTCCTTTAGAGCAAATCGTGGAATCGTCTAGTGGGCTGGCGGCTACCCCCTGGCTTTCTACCCTGAGAACCGGCACCTATCAGTTCAAGCCTCTTAGTAAAACGGCCATGGCATCCCCTACTCTGCAGTTGGAGACACGTCATATGTATATTGATGGTGAGACGGCACTCGCGCTCCGATCCAAGCCGCTGGAAATCCCGTTCAGTCGCCTATATGAAAATACGACCACGTTCGGACCGACAGACTATGCACCTCTCAAGCGCGGTGTCCCTGCACTCGTTACCCGCCGAGTAGATGCCCAGCATTCTGCCTCGCGCATTGTATGGTTTTTAAGAAGTCAAAATGATCTGAGGACGGGGCGGCGATGGCGCTTTGACCCTGGGAGCGCAAGCGGAAATGAATATTATACGGCCCAGTCGCTCATCATCGCTGGCCGCGATCGCGAGACTCTCTTCACACCCCTCATATGGAATACTCTGACTCATCACGCCAAGGAGGAGCGCGATCCAGGCTACGGAATAGGGGAAATGTCCTGGGATCTGGGGGCGATTTACGGGCGAGAGGATAGACAGCCAGAAGGCTCCGTGAACTTTACCACGGCCGACAGGCCCACATTCTATACGAGTCTGGCTGCTGTGCCTCCTGATACTATCCTAGATGGATCGAGCACAGAAATGACGACGATAGTCGATTCATGGGCACTCTATAGGATAGAGAATGACCGTGGATTTCTCAAATACGGGAACTAGACGCCGTGATCCATGAAGGCCTCGGAGTTGTCGGACCAAGATGGCCGCTGCTTACCCAACCGCTCTTTAAAGGCGAACCAGTTTGCTCCAGCTTGTAGACGCTTCCAGATCTGGTCATTTGCGTAGAGCCAGTGATGCCCCGTCCTTTGCAAGAGAGGCATTGCCTCTTCATACAGTGTAATAAGACGATCATAAAAGGATTGGTTGACAATGTAGGCGGAGGCCGTCTGGGCCTCGATGACCTTGACCAGTAGTTCTGTGTGGGCGCGAAAATGCTGGATATTGTAGCCGAGCATACAGACATCAAAATCGGTCCCAGAGAGATCCCCCATCTTTTCCCAGAATGCCTCCTTCCCTATAGAGAAAGTAAAGTCGTCCTCGAAAATGAGAATATTCTTGAGACCGAGTGTCTTAGCCTCCTTCAGGACGGCGAGATGCGAGAGGCCACAGCCGAGAATACCGGGTTTCCGATCAATCGCCGCAAAGCGCTTGAACGGTAGTCCTATCCTATCCAGTTCATCAGTAATCTGATCGAGGCGATCGGGGCGTCGGTCAAGATTGATCACATAGACGCCGCCGAAGAAATCCATTTACTTATTCTACTCCATTCTTGTCTAAGCCCTCCGTGTCTAAAGATTAGATCCCTACCGTAAACAGAAGATGGCGGCTCCACCGTCAATAAACGAGGTGAGTTCCTATCTCAAGAAAAACTTTACGCTGGAAAAGTTCGCAGTGGGAGACGGGGCCAGCTTTGAAGGTGGCGCACGTTCTATCAGCTATTTTGGACCGAACACGAGGGTCAATATTCCTATTTCCGCCGTAGCGGCCCAGGGTATCCCTGTTGCATCTGATATTCAAAAGATTCACTATGAGTCTCCAGTGGATGCGAAAATCCCTAAAGGGACTATTACGACCCTCTTGGATCTCGCCAACCGCGATTTGCAGGAGAATGATCTTTTTCCGCTGAGTACGGATACTACCTGGTTCGCCCGTGATACAGAGCGCCGTGTCCTCGCCTTTACCCCTATGATACAGGAGATTCCTCTGCGCGGCCCTGGGGCTTTTGGCCAACGATTCTCCTTTGATCTGGGCTCGCTCCTCGTTGGCGATATTCTTCTGGGAACGGCTCTCCAAATCCGGCTGGATCATTGGCTGGACCCCCAGACCCAGCTGCTCGTGCAGTCTGAACAACTCACCTATGACAACTCTGGCACGGCCTGGGAATATGCCAATAGTCTGGGAACGGCGATTATCCAACAGGCTGAGCTCGAAATCGACGGTAAAACCGTGGAGACGATTGACGGCGATTTCATCAATGTGTATAGTCTCTTATTTGCGGATTACAACCAGCAGTATGGAATGGCGTATGACCACTATGGGAGAATACCCACCACTAGGTTGATGGCTCAGGCCCAGCCACGCCTATTCCCTACAGAGGATGGGACGATCAACTGTCTTCTCCCCTTTTTCTATGGGCGGTGTTCGCGCCAGGATGGTCTTCCGATGATTGCCGTGCGCGAGGGTCTCGTGAAGATCCATATTACACTCAGGCCTTTCGAGGAGTGTGTGCGACAGCTTCGGGGCTACCGGACCACGTGCGACGCCACGCCGCTCAATACGACCATTGCCTTTCACAAGGGCACTACGGCCTGGACGTCCCAGACGCCCGTGGCCCCGCCGCCATTCCGATTTATACAGCTTCTTACCCAGGGATCCATCGTGAATGGCCCTTTTCGCCAGCGAATGCTGCGCGCCCCCTTTGAGATAATGCATCGTGAGGTCCAGACATTCTATTTCGACGAGCCGCTCAAATATGCCGTGGGGAAACGGGGCAATGACGCAATCAGGATTCTGCTGCCGCTGGAAGCCAATCATCCCGTAGAAGAGATCATCTGGTTCGTTCGGCGCAAGGGCGTTCGTGACAATAATGCATGGACAAACTATTCGGCTGTTCTTGATGCTGAATGGGGTACACAGCGGCGAGCAGCAGAGTTGCCTCTGCTTCAGAATGCAATCATTCAGGCGAACGGCGTTACTCTCTGCGATGCCGATGAACAGT